CAGACTGAAATTATCTGTAATCATAATATAAATCTTTAACCTTAAATATTGAAAGATATGGAAAATAATTCAAATACAAACAATGTTTATATTGAAGATGTTCGTAAAAGGTTTAAAAAAGCCATATCGCATCTAAAAGGTGAACAGATTATAAGCACAAATCAAGATGTTGTGAATAAAATGGAAATCAATAAGGCTTCTATGTCATTAGCTTTAAAAGGCGATGAGAGGTATCTTACTGAAAAATTCATTACAAAATTCGCCAATATATATGGGTTCAATAAAGATTGGATTTGGAAAGGAGAAGGAACAATGCTACCCAATGAAGTACGGAATACTAAATATACATTGGAGGACTTAAAAAAAATTGCAAGTGGTGATTTAACTGTACCCAAAGAAGTACGCAACCCTATAACAAATGTAGATCCTATCCTTGCCGATGAAGCAATAAATTACAACGAAAAAGGCGTACCTTATTACAATATTGATTTTACCAATGGATTTATGGGAGTAATAGAATTTAATAACGTAAAACCCGATTATTACATCAATTACCCACCCGCCAACAATTGCGATTTCTGGATCAACGCCACTGGGCAATCAATGCAAAACACCATCAATCACGGTGATATTGTAGCCGTCAAAGAAGTAGACCTAACGTGGTTTCCTCTTGGCGAAATATACGCCATAGTAACCTCCAACGGTTACCGCCTCATCAAGCGTATTACAAAATCACGCGACTCTAAATGTTATCGCCTCGTATCTGAGAACCCCGATAAAGACAATTACCCCGATCAAGATATACCAAAACACTATATCACCCGCTTATTCAAAGTAATCATCGCAACTAAAATCATTAATTAGTAACTAAAAATTCTATTATATGAATCTTACAAATTGCCCCGCTTGTCAAAAGCAAATCAGTATTTCAGCAGAAACGTGTCCTCATTGTGGACATCCTATTAAAAAAATAAGAGAGCAAAGAAACTCACTTATAACAATGATCGCTATTATGGTTATATGTTTAATAGTCTTCTTTGCTATCAAATTGCAAGGTTTATTCAAATAAGTATCGCATCAATGAAAAAAATATTAACTATCTTAGCCTTTACCATCGTTGCAGTAACATTTTTAACCTGTTCAAAAGATAACAATGATGATTCTTATAAAGAGTGGAAAAAGAAAAGTCAATCTGAGCAAGAATGGCTTTGTGGGAATTATAATGGGTATACCCTATATACAGGCCCACGTGGAGGCTGTTATTATAAAAAACTTAATAAAGACCTTAAAGAAGAGATCATTTATGTAGATAGAAAATATTGCAAGTGTTTAGAATAAAATAACAATGAGTTTCCTTAATAATCTACTCAAAGGCTTCATACGCTCAACTGTCAATCAGGTAGGGCGCGATGGCGGTCGTGTGATTAGCAACCAACTATACGGCAATGCACACGCCTCACCAGTGAGAGTATCACAATCACAAACATCAACTACAACGCAAACCATTGAGCCTCAAAATACAGATAATATACCTTATAATTTTCTCTCAATGGCATTTGCCGATTATCTTATATTCAAAATAATAGCATACTCTTTTTTGAGCATTATCATTGTACTCATAGGTTCAATATATACCTATATAAGAGGCGTTGAATACTCTAAAAAACAGACAATGGAAATATACGGTACAGTAAGAACTGCAATAACCACTACCGATAAGCGTTATCGCACTGGCACAAGAGTAACAGGGTATAGAAATAGAAAAGCAGTAATAGCCGTTGAGCCTGCTGACTATGCACATCTAAAATACTATAAAACCAAAGGGAAAATATACAAAATAATCGCTATATCTGCTATAATACTCGACTTTATAATATACTACTTTATAGAATAACAAAAAAAGCCCCGCACAATCACACGCGGGGCTTTTCTACATAAACCAACAATATTAATATAAAGAAAAAAAACACTTCCTAAATCGCCAACACAACCATACCAGCAGTGCCAACAATAGCCATACCCACCAGTAACTCATAACACTATTCACTTCTTTTGTTTTATGAGAAAAAGCCGTTTCTGAATGCCTTTGTGCTATAAAATAAGCGTTAGCCTTAGTTATATTATCAAGGGTAGTATTCGCCACTATTTGGCTATTAGATAGGCTGTTTTTAGTCGTAATCTTCACCTTTCCACCTCTTACCCTTATAGTTTCATTATCGCCGTCTCTAATACGATAATATACCAACTCTTTGTTGTTACCCACACTATCCTTATCGCTCTCTACTGTTACCTCGTACTCTTGTAAGGCGTGTGTATCGAGTTGCAAGGTTTGAGTATTTTGTTGAAAAAGAGCCGTACTATCCTTATACTTTATAATACGTTCTTTCTGTACCTGCTTTTGCTCTGTATTGGTTACCTCTTTGCGTGTTCTGCACCCTATCAAGGTAAGAAACGCCAATAATAACATTACTATTCTACCCATAACTTTCTAACATTTTGATAATTTTCTTTAAACTGTTTGCGTAATCAGGCGCAGTAGCATACCCCGCCTTCGCCACCTCCTCAGCGAACTTGTAAGGGTCTGCTTTTACAAGCAACGCCTTAGCATATCGCTTGTTTTTGAAAAAGAATTGAGCGTGGTCTGTAAAGCATTCTTCAGGTGTGTCGTACTTCCTGAACCAATCCTTAACGGTGTACTTGTACTTACCACTCGGTAACATCTTCACCGATATAACCAACGGAAACAAGTGCTTTAAATTGGGGCTACTTAATGTTTCCGTTGTAGTTAGTAATTGCTTCTTTTCAGGTGGTGTATCCTTACCTGCTTTTACACCAAAAAACATATTACCTGGCACACTCTTTCCCCAACTACTCTCTAACGCCGCTTGTGCCAACGTAAAGAGGTGAGAAATACCCGTTTTGCGCTCTGTTTCAAGCGCAAATGGTTTGTACTGCTTTATAAATTCTTTTGGGGTCATTCTTGTTCGTTATTAGAGGTTTGAGATTTTTCAGATGATTCGGACTGTTCAACTTGTTCAGCTTTTTCATTCATATAATTAGAGATGGTTTTAGCAACTTCCTCTAAGTTATCACGATTGATAAACACTTGCTGAACGACTTGTCCTGCACGGTCTAACCGCACTTTATCTTCGGCTTTTTCGCGTATAGATTTGATTTCGATAAGACATAGCACTATTGCCATAAAGAAAGTGATAAAAGGAAATAGCCATAATGAGGTTTGGTAATAGATTTCTAAATACCAAGAGAGCAAGCCGTATATACTATCCACAATCGTACAAGCAATCAGGATATTGTAGTATTGCGCCATTTTGCTAATGGTACGCCTATAGCCATAGGAAGTTCGTGCTTCGCCAATACGTTTAGCCTTGCGCACACCACTCCAAAGGTCGGCGAATATCATAAGGAGTACGAGAATGTAGATACCGAGTAGTATCCATAGAATTACAAAGATCTTTTCCATTGATTACTGTTTGTTTTTAGGTTTTTCGGGTTTTTCTGTGCCGTTGATGATAGCGGTACAGTTTTCTTGAATTTGTTTGTAAAGTTCAATGTCTGAGGGTTGAAAGTTTGAGTTTTGGATATTGAAGTCGTTAGCGGTAACTGTACCTTGTAAATAGGGATAACCGCCATCTTGCTGACGAGTTGCTGAAAATGCTACAGCAATAGGATTGGCTTCATTTTCAGATTCATAGGAGTACATAACGGTTACTCCTTGCACAATTTCTTGTGCTGTAATTCGAGTTGTTTTTTGAATGATTTGCATAATGTTTGTTATATTAAGTTGTTATTTATTCTCTATGGCTCATTATGTAATAATGTCCATCTACATAACGAAGTATTAATGTATTTCCCCTTCCTAATGATAAAACTCCATCTGCTCCGCTATACGGATTGCCACTATTATCAAGTAATCTTCCTCCAGTTCTACCTCTTATTATAATGTTTCTTGAAATATTAAAAGTAGCCATAATTTGCAGTTCAAAGGTTATATTACTTTTTCCTATTAAACTTTCAATTTCCCAACGATTAGAAAGAAAAACATTATCACTTGAAACACTATTGAATACATAAGTATGACAAAAACCTATGCTTGATGTTATGATGTCACTATAAGAAGCCCCTATGTATGTTTCTTCAAACATAGCTTTTCCTTTCATTATAAAGGCTGTTTTTTCAGATGTTTTTATATATCCTGAAACAACATCTAATGCTATTGCATTATATGATGAAGAGCTCGTTATGCTTGCATCTAATATAAGAGCCTTATTATATCTACCGCCTCTACTAATAATTTCCATTGATGAATGAGATAAATTATTAAATCCACTTGAAAATACATTAATAACGGGTCGATTTCCTACCGGTTCATTTAATTGACTGGGGTCATTTATTATAACTGATGTATTACGGTCAATTCCTTTTCCGTAAGCGTTTATGATACCTTGTGATTTTATTTGTAATCCGTTAGCTATAAGAGATGTATTTTCAGCACTTTCTATTTTGAATCTACCTATTTGACCTTTTGAAGCATATATACTCCCATCATCTTGAACTCTAAAAGGGGCACTTTCTTTGTCTCTATAGTTAGCACCAGCAAAGAAACGAATAGATTTGCCATCAAGTCCAGCACCATTAATACCTGCGTTACCTCCTAATGTATTACCAACAGTTAAAGCTCCAGTAGTGATTGTATTTTTTACTACTTCTGTACCATTGGTATAATCAGCACCTTTGCTAAACATACCATTGATAAACTTAACATTTGCTTTTTCGGCTTCTGTGAGGTTCATTGCGTTTTTATCAATGACACCCAAATCTACCATTGTACCCCATACATCTTCGGGAGCAGGAGTCCAGTCGGTGGGTTTGTTGCCACGTTCGAGTTTTACGAGTTCAACAGATGAAGTAGGAACGGGTATAATGCCTGCAACTTCGTGATAAATAGTAATACCTCTCCATTCTTTATTAGGTACTATTAAATTAGTAAACTTTCCGCTTTGTAAATTTGTGTTTATATATTGTCTTGGCGCACCTCCTAATTCATCTGAAAAGTAAATATGTGTAATTCCTTTTATATCCCCAATACAAGAAAATATATATTGTTCATTACTCTTAGTTGGCTCATTAAGCAAGTAGAAAATACCTGTATAACCATTCATAGTCCGTTTGCTCTTAGAATTTAATATAAGGTTTCTCCCCCCAATATTCAACTCATTCACTTTTTGCTGTGCAAAGTTTTTAGCCTCTTGGAGTTTTATTTGAAGTTGTTGAATTTGCCTTTGTTCTGCTTCTGTAATTTTGCCGTCTGCTGTAGCTATAGCTTGTGTTTTGGTGAGTTCTGCTTGCGATCGTGCGTATGCTTCAGTAGCGGTTTTTGCAGTAGCAATAGCTTGTGTACGGGCTTGCTGTTCTTCTTGTACCTGCTGATTGCTGTATTGTTTCAATCTATTCTCCAATGAAAGCAAATCAGGATTAACAAGTTGCTTTATCTCGGTTTTGTTGCCGTCTGTTATTTTGAGATTGGCTTCGATTTCTATATGGTCATCAAAGAGGTGAATGTACTGCTGTCCGTTCCCTGATGTGATTTTGTCAGTTTTGATTTGTCCACCATTGATTTCTGTAAATCCGTTGAGTTTAGATACACCTCTCTCACCTTCGTATTCTGAATTAACGGTGGCATATAGGAAATGATAGAAGCCAGATTCTTGTTCTAAATCTATCTTGTTTTCGGATAGGATAAACTCGCCAGTTTCGGTGTTTTTGGAGGCTTTGATATAGAGATAATAGGTTTTAGCCTTATCGTCCAATCTACCTGATACGAAAGCGGGAATATTCCAATACTTGTAGCTGTTAGCATCACGATTAGGGGTTATATCACTACTTCCTAATGTGAAATGTTTAAGCCACCCGCTACCTGCATTGATTTGCTTGGTGTTTTTATCGAAATAGAGCGTGTGAGGTGCTTTTATAGGGTTTGTTTTTGAGACTACAAAATCGAACTGGGTTGATTTGTTACCTATAAGTGCCATCATAGTTTGCACGGTGGCGGGGACAATGCTTTTGGTATATTCTGGAAATGCTGCTTCTATCTGTTTGATAGTTTCTTGAGCATCACGCCAACTTCTTTTGGTTAGTGATTGTGTGCGCTTGTTGAGCTCTCCAAAATATACCTCTTGGTTTTTAAGTTTGCGTATTTCAGCAGCAAAAGAATGCCCTTGTACCTTGTTAGATAGCTCTATTTGTGGGCTGTAAGGGTTATTTACATATTCTTTTAGTCCTACAATGCGAATAGCTACGGGAGTGCGCTGAAATTCAGTATCTGAAAAGTTGATATAAGCACCCATTTTCAAGCGACCTCCTACATTTGCCCAATTCTTTTTAGCCCATATACCATCTAAGTCTCCAGTGAATGTAAATAAGTCTGCTCTATTTTCGTATAGGTATTTGCACGCTTCTTCCATCATCTCCCAGCTTGCGCCTGACTTTGTGGCGTTGTCGCTGATATAAGCGTTGGGCATTTGCATATTGTATACGGAATATTCATCACCTATATTAGGGCGGAATATATCGTTTGGCATTGTAACGCCGTCCTCCTCTTTGGGGACAAGTTGAAACCTCTTTTGTGTGTGGTCGTACTTTGATACTTCAAACTCACGCCCTGAAAGCATCCCGCTTTCAAAGTAGATAAGCATTTTTTCGCCTTTGATTTGCATTGCATTGAAATCGAGGGCTTGTGGTATAGAATCGTCAAATATGTCGTAGAAGTGTTTATCTATATCTACTGCAAAAAAACCTGATACAGTACCTTTGCGTTTGGGGTATATGTGTGAAAGGTCGAGGCTTTGTTCATTTACAAAGCCGTTATTTTGGGCGTTCTTAATGGCTATTGATAGTCCTTTGTCGTCTGAAAGGAATGTTACCCCCTCATATACGTATTCTTGTGATTTAGGCAGCAACAATTCTTTGTTGCCGTATTTAGAGCGGTCGATATTACGCTCGCCTCCTTGTACATATAAGCGAGTAATACGACTTTGTTCAGTAGTACGACTTACACCAGTCTTAAAGCCTTTTCCCTTGCCGTATTGTAATGGTAGGGGATTATTCTTGAAATACTCTACTTTATGCAAATGAATGGTTTTGCCGATAATCTCATATTCAGTCTCAAAGGCTTTGGCTATCATATCCAACGCTTCGAGGCAGTTGTTGTGATTGTAAGAAACGAGTTTTTCGGAGGCTTCTATACAGTTACCTACTTGCCAACCGCTATCTATCATATTGAGGCAATCGACAAGGATTTGCACGTGATAGCGAGGTGAAGCCGTGAATGGGAATTTTAGGGTTTTATCGTTGGGGTTGCGAAATTTATAATTTTTGAGATTTGCGCCCTCGCTGTCCATAGTGAGGGTGTATTCAAAATTTTGTGTGTTATGCTTTACTATTTTCGCAGGTTGATTAAGGGTATAACGCTCATTAGCGAACTCGCACCACGCACCAGTTGGAATGTCGGTATATGTGGATAGTGAAAAATATAAGGTAAGAGTATGCTCGCCCATTATAGAGCGGTAACGATAACTCTCATCAGTGGGAAGTATTTCTATATATGTAGCGTTAAAATTGAGTTTCATTGGTACAATAATAATACAGTGCAAAGGTAAGAGGGACTTTCCTTTGCACTGCTATAGTGGTTTAGTAAAAAATTAGTAAATATTTGGAATGGCGTTAAGTGAGTACGAAAGTGATAGTGAATTCTACTTTTAGGGTGCTTTGGATAAGAAAAACGTTCTTAACACTTGCTTTTTGGTAGATAGCGTTTTGAGGTTGGAATGTACTGTATTTTATCACCCGTTCGCCTTGTTTGGAGAGGTTATACAAAAGGGCTTCATATAGTTGCCAAAATGTGCTAATAGGTTGAGAAATATAGCAATGTAGCTCAAGGGTACGTTCTTTAAATATGTTGGGGTGATCTGCATATTGCACCCCGCTAATGGCTGTACTATTGATAGTGAGGTGTTCTTTTACCTCGTAATCTTTTAAGAGTGTATTTTGATTTTCTTCGAGTAGGTAAATGCCGTATTTTGATATATCTATATCGTCAATGCTAAAACCAGAAATGGGTAGTGTAGCGTTAGGGGCGGTATAGGTATAACCTTGCAAAGGAAAATCGGAGGCAAAAGTAATATCGTAGCTGATGTACGTTTGTTCTTTTTTGGCTTTTTTTACTGATGCTAATCGAAGTTGAAATGTTTTATTGAGTTCTTCAAAGTGGAATGTATTGTAAGTTTGAGCCGTAAGAAAGTTGACGAACGGTTCGTACTGGTTTGTCTCACTAAAAAATGATAAAGTGAATTGGTGTGTATCGAGTTTAGGGCTATCGGTGTCGTACTCTTTGCCATAATACTCAGCCCAATCGTTGGAAGATAGTTTTTTGAGAGGAGGAAAGCAAAGAAGGTCTTTGTAATTGCTATCTAACAAGTAAGTGCGGTAAGTGCTTTGTATGTCGATGTTGTTTATTTTCATTGTTTTTTTTTGCTATTTAGAAATATTGTTGTATCTTTGCGGTGCAAAAGGGTATTAAGAACTTTTGCAAGGGCAACGCCCGCCAGAGTGTAATTGCGGTTATATCCCGAAGCTCATTAACTACCTTGAACGCGCAATATTCAAGGTAGTTTTTTTATTTAGAAGAAGCCTTTTACTAACTTTCTGTATTTACCTAATTTAAATTCTTTTTCAGATATTTCTAATATATCATTGTGTTTGTTCATTAGTATCATATTACCGAGTCCTTTTCCTTTTCTTTTTAATTCTTCAATAGACTGCACAAACAAATCTGTATTTCCATTTTCTAATTGTAATACTACATTATCAGATTGTAAAAATCCTTTTTCAATATCTGCTTTTAGAGTTCCTATCTTTTTAGTAGTACTATGTTTAAAATCGGCAATTACTAATTTGTTTTTGAAATGAACGATGGCATCGGCACTGCTTATATTTTCATATTCAGGTAATAGAGCCACAGATTTTCCTTTCTCATTAAGTGCTTTTGCCATTTCTATAGTGTTGTTTAAGCTTTCTCCTTTGCCTTTGTGTAGGTCGAAAAGTACTGTTTTTGAGTGGTTAGTTTCGTGCTTAAAGATGATTTTTGCCCTATTATCGTCTATTATTTCCTGTAAAAGGGTTTGCTTTTTGGCGTTGCTACCAGCTTTTTTTAGATGCTCAATAATCACAGGAGAGAAAGGCTCAAAAGATACATAAGTGCTTTTGGGTACAGGATTTGATACTTCTAATAACTTCTGTAATATATCCTTATCATTTCTGTTAGCTTCAATAAAATACGGCTTTGTTTCCCAATTCTTGAAGCGGTCTTTGTTGTCGGTTATCCATTGTTTATATTCTTTGGGTACATCACCTACATAATTAGATGAACTTTCAGGGGGTAGGGTTTCATCGGCTTTGAGTTCCTTGATAATCTCTTCATCGGTTTTTAGCAGGGTGATGATATGACACTTGCAGCCTACGTGCCAGCCGTGAAAGTGGAATGTTTTCGGGTATTTGCCTTTTAATTCATCGCACATATCATAGACTTTGTGCTGTGGCGATAGGCGTACCTCAAAGCCTACGATGTCGGGGTTTTGCTGTATGCGCAACCAATCAGCGGACTTATAGGCTACATTGATTTCGTTGCTGGCAAGTCGCAAAGCGTTTTTGTAGGCACTTCTATATACTCCTTGACCAGGGTGATAGTTTTGAGCGTTTTTGCTTAGTGCGAGGTTTCCGTATTTGTCTCTTACTCTACGAAACAAGGCAGTAGGATTGTTTAGTAGGTTGCGTATCTCTCGGCTTAGTTGAACCGCGCTTTTACCCTCTTCTAATGATATGGATAGAGCGAGTTCTATTTCGGTTTGGGCTTTTTTAGCAATATCCCATACCCTATCAGAGACCGTGAAATCTTTAATCTTACGCACTTTAAAGGCCTCGAAGGCTTCTATGTTCTGATATTTGGTTAGACCCTCTCTTAGTAATTTGTCTTGCTTGATGTTGGCAAAAACCCATTCATTGGTGATACCTTGCTTTATAATTTGGTCTAATTGGTTGTTGAAATTAGCTAATTCCTTATCAAAGGCTTTTCCTTTTTTGGTGGAAGCAAAAGCAAATAATGTACTTGCGATGAGTTCTTTATAGTCCGTTTTAAGGGCTATAAATACAGCAGTACCTACAAGCTGATAAAACAATCGTTCTATCTGCTGTAGGTATGCCATTAGGTGTTTCCTATGTTGCTCATCATAGTTCATTAAATGCTTGCTTCATTGAGATTGTTGTTTTCCTCGTCTTTGATTTGCTGTAATTGGGATTCAGGGTCGGTAATTCCGAAACGCTGCATACTATCACGTTGCGATATAAGAGCCTTGCCTCCATTAGCCTCCATAAGAGTACGTATCATTTCGGTATCATCGTCAATATCAAATGGGGTGATGATGGGAATAATATCTATATCTTTCAGTTCCTTTTCAAATGGCAAATACATCTTTGAAAGGAAAGCTAAAATGATATTGATACGCCTTTGTAAAGCGGGTATGAATATAGCCTCATTATTTTTTACCTTGAGGTGTGCGGGTAACCACGCTAATTTACGTCCTACTCCCGAAAGCATATTACCCTTGCCTGCATAGAACTCATCAGAAAGGTCGGGAGTATGGGTAAACTCGTGTATATCACGACGGTTCATTGTCATTTCTTTGTCGAAATTCTCATTAGCATTAGGAGGTACAACAAATTGAACATTACCCCCATCTGTTACCTCGAATACTTTACCTCCCATATTATTACCCGACATTTTACCTTCTACTTTACCTGCTATCATTAGGATAGGTTCGCCGAATTTTTTGTTACTTTCAGAAAAGTAAGTACGTTGCTCTTCGGCTATTTCGATGAGATGCTGTACGGCTTCCCATTCGGGTTTTTCTTGCTGGTATAGTACTACTGGTATTTTACCAATGATATTAGGTTTTACTTCGGTAGTAGTTTGTCCGTTTTCAGTAGTGAAAGTATATACTTCCTCATTGGTAAATGCTTGTAAAATGGTCTTTTTGTTATCTTTGGTAGTGCTTTCAATAGCGAATGATACAAGGTTATCGTTATCGTCAAAGCGTGGATATAGATTGTACTTTTCAGGTGATAGCACCTTGTGGCGCAATAAGAATTGAGAGTACACCCCATATTGTTCATTAGTTTGCTCTTCTAAGTACCACAACTCGGCTACTTGGGTGTAACGCTTTACTTCTGTACATAGCTTGCTGTCGGAAAAGTTCATTTTGTTTGCTTTGATGACTTCTTGAAAGGCGGCAAATAGCTTGCTATCTTCAGCGGTGTACTTGTAAGGTATGGCTGTTTGGAACATTGTGGCTATCTCTACAATGCGCTTTTGATAAGGCAACCCTATGCGATTGAGGTAGCGATAACGCTTTTCAAATCGTGGTTTGCCTTGACTATCTAATAAAGGATTACCTACTTCATCAGTAAGTGGTATCATTATTTCAGGGTCTGGATAGCGGTGTTTGTTGGTGAGTATCTCGTGCTTCTTAACATCGTACTGCTTTTGGAATTGCGAAATATCTATTGGAGTTACCCCTTGTTTAAAATCTTCTTGTGTTATAGATTGTTCGTTCATATTGATATAAGTTTAAATCATTGAGGCGAGTTGATATAGGTTGTTGTTAGTACCACTTAGTAGCTTCATTGCGATATAACGAATGGCATCCATAGCGTGGTTGTACTTATCTATGGGTATACCTGCCTTTTTATCGTTCCAAGCGTATTTTCTTAACTCTTTCTTTACGTTGAAACTGCGGGGCGTTACTACGAACTTGTAATTGAGTAAGGTGGTTATACCTGCTGATACGCTGCCTGCTCCTTTTTCGCAAGGTTCTATATTTAGACCTTTGTTTCTTAGGTCTGCAATCAGGCGAGGTTCGGCACCATCGGCTACGATAAGGTCATCGGGGTTGTCTATTAGGGTACTATTGAGCTGGTAAAGTCCATCAGAGGATAATTGCTTGTTGTTATAGTATTTTTCGTCTATATAGATGGTTTTGATGCGATTATCTACCGCTACTTTGATGAGTGTGTCAGGGTCAAAGGTAAAGCCATAATCTTGTCCGTATCCATAAGGTAATGAGGTATCAAACTCGCCTTCTTCCCAATTGGTGAATATGACCCCTTCGGATACATCAGCCCATCGACCTATGATTTTTTGAGCGTATTTGGTTTTGTTGAATAAGGACTGACTGAAATTACCTTGCTCATCGGTGGATTGTGCGAGGCTTTGGGCTTTGATTTCGTCAATCTGCTTAAAAAACTGCTCATTGAGGTTCTCTATATTATCAAAGTAGGTAGTGTGAATATGCAATACATCGGGATGGGTGGATATTTGCACTTCTACGCCGTCAATATTTACTATTTTATGCGTTTTTTCAATGTACTTCTTATAAATGAAATGCTCGGCATTGGATGGGTTCAGAATGAGGATAACCCGCAATTGCTTGCCTTTCTGACGGATTGAAAGTATTAGTTTCTCATAGTCATCTTCTGATAGCCATTCCTCCATTTCATCACCTACAAAAGTGGTAATACCGTGTAATGATTTAAGGTTAGCCGTTTGATTTCCTGATGAGGTTTTAATACCCTTAAAAAGGATTTCAGAGCCTGAAAAGGTGTTTTTAATCGCTGTTTTGGTAATATCAAAATACGCTTGTGTGCCCTCTGCTTGTATCTTTTCCTCAAACTCTGGAATGATAGAACTATGAGCGGATACCATCGTATAACGGCTGAATAGTATTTTATGCCCTGCTTCAAAAGATAAGCGTTCAAGAAAGGTGGAAGCGTTGTAAGATTTGCCACTGCCTCGACCTCCTGAGAGTATAATGATGAACTTATCTTTATTCAGGTATAAAGGATTATATACGGGTTGCGTTTTAATCATTACTTTTACTATTGCTTTTGAGCCACTGAGCGATGTCGATAGAACCTTGTACGGAAACTTCCTCTTTTATACCTTCATCAGTTTTGAAAGTGGATAGTACAGTTTGCATTGCGGTCATTCGTGTTTTTTGGTCTACTACTACTTCACGGAATTGGTTAGGTATTACCGTACCTTCTTCATCAGTGAGGGGTTCACGGATAACACCTATAATAGCAATGGCAGACACCAAGTTAGATACATCATTAAATGTACGTGCTCGATAGGCTTTTTGGACAATTTCCAATTCAGGGTTTTTACGAATACGCCCATATACAGATGGATAGGTAACTCCAAGTATTTCGGCTGCCTTAGTAGGTTGTCCGTTGGCTTTGATAAGGGCTTGTTTTAGTTCCTCATCAGTATATTTTTCGTTATCTATTTTCTTACGGGGTTTCATATCAAAAGTTATTAAATGTTATTAGTCTATGCGTTCTACCTTTGCCGATAGAGTTTCCCCTTTTATCATTTTAAATTCAGGGTCAAACCCCATACGGAGCATAAAGGCTTCTTTGTTTTTCCAGTTATCAAAGGAAAGCGTTACGTAAGCATCTAAATTTTGGGCTTTTTCAATAGCTTGTTGTTTGATAGCTTCTTTTGCTTCTTTGACTTGCTGCTTTTTCTCTTCATTGGATATTTCTCGCTCAATGTCTTTTTCCTGTTTTATGGGCGCGTATGTATCATCTATAGCTTGTGATAGGTCGGGTACTTCAAAGGAAGAATAATCGACCGCATATAGATTGAGGTCATAATCATCAAGCCCTGCATTGAGATAGTCAATATCAGGAATGAGTGATCTCATTAGTTCTTCATCAAGTTCGGTGCGTGAGCGTGTTTGAAATATATTTTGTTCCTTTTCTGTTTTAAGGTCAAAAGACACTTTTTCTACTTTGATTGTGTAGTCAGTTTCAGGAGTGCCATCGTACTTGTGTATAATATCAAGGGACATTACTCTCTTGTGCCCATCTACGAGGTTTGAGGTTTGCTCATTCCAAATAATACCACCTAAAAAACCTACATTTTTGATGTTTTTACGCATTTGTGCGATTTGCTCGTCTGTATGCCTTTTAGGATTGAAGGGAGCAAAGTTTATTTGTGAGCGTTGTATAGTGATTGTTTCACTTTGCTTGTATAGTTCCTTTTGTGTTTTTGTTTTTTTGGTCATAATCAAATAGTATTTTTTCAGATAATGGGTAAACATCTAATATTTTCTGCAAGTCATTAGGATAGTGCTCACGTAGGTATAGATATACATCAAGGTCAAAGGTTATTCCGTTACTTTTTTTATTGCTGTATTGTATAGGTTTGGGTAATCGGTTATTGCTAATGTATCGCAATACATCTTTGTCTTTCCATAGAGAAAAAGGATACACGAGTTTTGTAGGTGAAATGGCTTGCATTTCGTATTGTCGTAACATTATACGCCTATTCATACTATCGGACTGCTTCATTCCTAAGAATACGTACTCAATTTGTGTTTCGAGGCGTACTGATTGTATTATGTCAGATAGTTTGAGTATACGTGTATTTTGAGGGGTACAGAATAACCCTGATTTATTGATATAAGTAAGGGCGTAATGAGGTCTCTGTATAAATGAGATGTTAGGGTATTGCTTTTTTGAGAAGTTTATGAATTTATTGATATGCTCAAGGTCTTTTACAAAATACATAAATACGCATACTACTTCATCGAAGTTTTGGGCGCACCAGTGTAGTAATGCAATACTATCCTTGCCGCAGGAATAAAATAGCAAAACACGGTTAGTTTTAGCCTTAACCGTGTCTATTACTTGCTGTGTGTGTTGGTAGATATTCATAGATTAACCCGCTGAAAGTCCTGCTTGTTTTCTAACAGCAGCATATACGTTTCGCCTACGTTGTTGTACTGACAACGCTTGACCTTTTTGATTTCTACCATATCGGGCTACTCTACTAATACCCGATGTTTTGTTGATTTGTTTTTGGATTTGTGTCTTTCTAACTCAGCTGAATGTTTTAAAGGATTATTAAATATTTTTCTTACTTATCACTTTGCCTAATGTATAAACCATTTGGGATTCGATGTACTCTTGACCATCTTCTTCGTAGGTGATTTCTTCACCATTTTCATCAATAGATAGTTCAATTTCAGAGTTGGTGATTTCGATAAGTACTTCAGGGCGGTCGGTTGCATAACCGTTGAAAAACCTAATAGCATCATACTTTACTGGTTGAAGCCACTGGTCTTCATCTTCTGCTTCTGGATTTTGGATAACGTACTTATCGGCATTCTTTGGACGAATTTCGCGATATTCTTTTGTTTTTGCTCCTGATAGAATATCTTCTAAATAAGGGCGTTTGATTTGTAATGTTAATACTTTCATATTGTGATATTTTATTAGTTGCGGGGGCCGGACTCGAACCAGCGACCTCGTGCAAGTTAAACACGCAAGCTACCCAACTGCTCTACCCCGCTGGTAAGGCAAAGGTACGGCGATTGTTGCTATATAGTGCTTTTTTGATTTAGTAAAAAGTTAGTAATTTTTTAAAGTAATGTTATTTGTTGCAAAGATAATGATTTTATGCGATACTTACAAGGTTGAACTTCTTAAAACAGCGATACTCGTGGCACTCGGTATCGAAATATACTTGTACAGTATTATTGCTTTTGCGGTTATGCTGAGTAGGAGGTAGTAAATCGGGGCGTAATGTACCCCACGCTTCACGTGTTGATCCGTCTACTTTTTGAAAATAGAAGCGCACTATCTGGGTGCTCATTTTGCTTTTGAGTTTGATATTTGCCCACGCTTTTTTGAGGCATTCACTGAATGATAGCCCTGTTTGGCGTGCAAACTGCCAAGCGAGGGTAAAAACGTTCTTTTTATCTGTATTTTTCATTTTGATATTGATTTAAAAGGTTAGACTGTCTTTTATAATTTTTATTGCTACTTTAAACTCTTTTTCAGTAGAAAGTTCATATCTTGCATAAAGAGTTTGAATCTCTTTTAATTGGCAATTCTTATTAACATAGAAGTAAGTAACTTCACCTTGTTCATTATACATTATGAAAATATAGTTACAATAACCTCGTAACCCTTCTGAAATTACTTCTACATAAGCACTATATTCTGTGTAGTAATTTTTATCTACTCTTTTGTAAATGTTACCTGCTTTGAGTTCTTTTAATTCTAATGTTTTCATACTATTAATGTATTTAATGTTACTAATTACTCTTATTGTTTGACGGTGCAAAGGTAATTACATTTATAATTACTTGCAAATATTTTGTGTTAAAGTTTTGTTAAATGTAATTACATTAGTAATTTAATTAGATATTACTTTATATCTTTGCGCTATTAATTATAAATAATTGTATATGGCACGTAGAAAAGATAAAGTTTTTCAGATAAGAGCTTCGGAAACATTTTTGACGCTACTCAAAGAATTAGCGGACAAAAAAGGAATGTCGCAAGCGAACCTTATTGAGTACCTCGTACGCAAGGAGGCGGATAGTATGCAGATGAAAGAACAGTTTCGGCAGGAACAACAAAAAGAGGGTGAATAAATAACTCTTTTTATGTAGTAATGGAAATTATATAAAAAAATCTACCGCCTCTAATTATAACATTAGGGGCGGTAGCAAAACTAAGTGAAAAAAGAATTATGACTGTTTGCAACGCTGAATAAGGTCGCTTTCTATTTTTTTGAAGATGTAATTATATCCTACATTTTTACTCAATATCGTATGTTGTTTGAGATAATAGGATATATTAGACAATGGTACTTGTAGATATTTGGCTATTTGGCACTGAGGGACGGTTGTGTCGTGTTTCCTTGCTAATCCACAAAATAGCTTTTTGTTCTCAATGCTACTTAATGGCTGTCCAGTTATGGTTTCTACAGATTGATGTATTTCTTTTAATATCATAGTATTTTTTATTAGGGGTTATACATTATCTTCTTCCTTTAAACCCCTCAATCTTTGGGGCAAAATAATCGTGTATGCTGATGAAATCTTCTATTACTTTTTGAAATTCCTCAAACGAGTAGCATACAGCGTATGTATGCCCTAATGCTATAGCTTTCTTCTGAAACTCTTTTTGGTTGTCAGTTTGTTTGTTCCCTTTGACTTTCATCTCAATATATAGGCTTTCACCCTGAGGGAGCATAACTACTAAATCCGCCACCCCTGCTAATACGCCTTCTGCTTTGAGGCGTTGTGCTTCACGCGCGTTGCGACTCCCACCGTTAGGAACGGCGTAAATAATGAGGTTCGGGTATTGGTATCTGAACCAACGTACGCAAGCGGTTTGGAGTGTGCTTTCTTGGTGTCTCATAGTGGGTTATTTTGTCTCAAAAACTTCTCTTAATACTTCAGTAGGGTAGCTTTTCACAAATCCATATTTTGCATCGTATTCATTACCCATTGGTATATCTCTTTGTACGCATATTTTAGCAGCCTTTCTTCCTAACACGATAGCTGTTTGTAAGGGTACTTTTTTGCCTATTATATTACTATACCCTGAAATGGTAAAGTAATCTTCATTTTTAGTGGTGATTTTAGCTTCTATTTTGGTAAGGCGTTCATTTTGCAAGGCTATTTGTTGCGCTTGTAGTTGTTGTGCTTTCTCTAATGCTATCATTCCTTGTGCTTGAGCCATTAATATTTCGCCTGCTGTCATTGGTTTGTTTGATTCCTCAAAGCGTTCTAACCAAGCTACTACGTGCCTACGTACAAATTTGCTCTCTCTTAATAAAACTTGCTTTCCTTGTGCGATAGAGAGTTCAAACATAGGCTGTTCTCTGTTCCATTGGTCTTTATAAGAGGTCGGCAAAATTTTTTGCTGACCTATTTCCTCTTCAAATTCATCTCGAATAATAGCCAGCATACTCTTATGTTGTAGTTCTACATCCTTACCTTCTTCTTTTCTGAAAAGGTTGATTTGTTCTACAAGTTCAAGGCTTGTAATTGTTTTCTTTGTAGTAATTCCTTGTTGTGTAGGTATTGATAATTCCATTTTTTGTATTTCTTAGTTTAACGGTGCAAATGTATGGAATGATTTAAATAATTCCTAATATTTTTTGTTATAACTTTCTGTATATCAATATTTTGCAATGTTACTATTAACATTGCGTTTTAACATTGCAAAACGGCAATCGCCTGACTATCAAATCCTGCAAAAAGCAAAAAGACGGGCAAAATGCTCGTCTTTGTGTAAAAATTATTTTGTTATATTTATAACTTTTCTATGTTTCTAAGTTTTTCGAGGTAGAAATCACGTATTCGTTGGAAATCTTCATCAGTAAACTTGTTATCTCTGAGTCTCATTCGCTTGTGAGTTGCTGCTGATGTACTTTTTTGAATGGCACGTGCTACCTTGCTATCGGATAGTTCTAACTGCTGAATGATGTATATTACTTTGTCGTGTGGTGTCATTGTTGTTCTTGTGTTATCATATTAGTGCTGTACCATTGCCACGCATCATCTAAGAATTGTGTTTCTGAAATAGCAGGGGCTAATTTTCCTCCTGTTATCTTTACATTATTCTGAATTATTATGAGTTTGAACTGC